CATGGTCATTTCAACTACTTGTGTTGGGGTCGTGAAATAGGAGAAGAAGAGACCCCTCACCTACAAGGCTATGTGCAGTTGAAGAAAAAGTTACGTTTATCTCAAGTCAAAAAGTTAATTGGGGCTAGGGCTCATTTGGAAGTTGCTAGAGGTCATCCTCATATGGCGTCTGAATACTGTAGGATTAGGGTTGAAGAATTTAATTCACAGGTAAGAAAGACGGAGATTTTAAGGAAAAGGGTCGACTAGTTACCCGTGGAGGTACTAACTACAATTTTAATAGGATAATAAATACCCTATTCCACTAAAAATTAGAGCGTAGTGACCTAGAGTCCTTGAAGGAGTCGATTAAACAAGGGAAGAGAGGCCTAGACCTAATGGAAGAGCATACCAAAGCCTACGCCATGTACCCTAGATTTGTTCACGCCTACACACGCGCAGTGGAAGAATCACGCGTGGAACGTGAAGAATTTATTCCACGCGATGGATGGCAGTCGGAGTTATTTGACAAATTGGAAACAGTACCTGACCCTCGCACTATCACTTGGTATTATGATAGGGTTGGTAATAAGGGGAAATCTTATTTCGCCAGAAATTATAAGGGAAACAATTACTACGTTACTGGAGGTAAAGCCGCAGACATCTTTTACGGATACGAGTACCAATCAGTCATATTCTTTGATCTTGCAAGAATGAAGCAAGATATTGTTCAATACGATGTAATGGAGGCTTTTAAAAATGGACAATTTTATTCTACTAAGTACGAAAGTAAACTGGTTAGGTTTAACATACCACATGTGGTTGTGTTTGCGAATTTTCACCCTAATCTGGAGATGCTAAGCGCGGATCGATGGTCAATTATTGAAATTTAATAAACGCGTTTTATTCTTAAAAAAAAATAAAAAAAATGCCACCCTATAAGAGAGGTTATGGTTATGGGTTTAGGCATAAGGGCGTGAAAAAACGTAGAATTTACAATGCTGTTAAGAATGTAGCTGTTCAAACAGGATTAGATGCCGCAGTAGGATATGCTGTTGGCGGTAAAGCAGGAGCTATTTCAGGCGCGATTCAGTCGCTTGGCGCGCAGGCTGGCATGACAAAAGCCGGCGGTAAAGTTGGTGTTAGTTCAAGTGCGAGAGCAAAGAAATACAGAAAACGTAAAGGAAGAAAAGCCAAAAGAACTAAGAGAAAGAATAAGAATCCCACTTTAAGTACTATAATTAAAAAAGGAATTAGCGTGTGTTATGAAAAGAGAAAAACTGTATCAACGAATTCAGCCGAAGCAATGGTAATTGGTCATACGAATTTTTCAGGAAAATTCTTGGCAATGAATTTTTGGCGAGCAATTATTAAATATGCGTTAGTCAAATCCAATTTGTTTATTAAAGATTATGGAGCTGTAATGACTAGTATTGGATTTGTTCCAGGAGACGTTATACGATTAAATTGGTTTAATACATCAAGTTCGACAAGTGTTAGTTCTTATAATTTAACAATTGCGGCTACAACTACGTTTGATCGGTTGGCTTATGAATTTGCAAATATATGGGCTAATTCAACCACTGATGATAGACAGGGAGAAAGATTGGACTCAATTCAGATTGTACCTTATGTAGGAACGTCATTTGCAAATCAGAGTACAGTAACAGCCAACAATGTTGAATTGAATACGGTAAAGATTACTATGGCAACGACAAGTTTATTAAAGATACAGAATGTTACACAGGAATTAAGCAATGATAATGAAACTGTTGATATTACACGAGTTCCATTAACTGGAAAATTATTTACAGTCAAAGGCAATAATATAGTCAAGAAGTCGAATGGTATAATGATACCAGGATTATTTGATAGCGCAAACGATGATGCGTTATATGCTGCATGGAGTAAACAAACGCCTACTAGTGGTCATCAATTAGACTTTTATGGCGATACTGCTGGAGGAAACTCTACAGAAACTACATTTACAAAACCTGCTGAAGTACCAAGAAAAAGCGATTTCGTGAATTGTATAAGTGAAAAATATTGTACTGTACAACCTGGAGAAATTTCATATTCAAAAAATGTTGGATTTTTTACAATGGGTGTTAATTATCTGTTTAAATTGTTATATACATCAGGTCAAGTTGAAAGAGCAAAATTAAACTATGATGGAAGATTAGGAATGACTAAAGCTTTCTATTTGGAGAAACTTATTGGAAGAAAACCAGTAGGAGGCACAAATGATATAAAATTATGGGTTGAATTAGAAGTCAAACAGAGCGCATTGGTTCACGGACCGTATGGAATGTTTACTTTGCCTATAAATTATCAAATGGATTATGATGCTTAAATAAAAATATTAACGAATCCGAGTAGGGTGCAAGGGGCCCCGCTAGCGGGGATGCAGGGACCCACGAGAGCTGAGTCCCTTGAGATTAAGACAACACTACAAATCCTGCCCGACAAGAATGATAAGAAAAAAAATAAATTATTCTGTTTAAAAAAATTTTTTAGGCTTAGGGCTAGGATTGCGCCAATGTTGCCAAAAGGTGGGGTACAGTATTACCCCCACCTTGGCACATGGCACAACCCGTGACATTGCCTGGCCTAGGCTTGTCTAGGCCCGAAAAGTCTAGACCGGTCTAGGCTCAAAGTGACGTCACGATCCTTGCGGAGTCACGTAAAATTAAAATTAAAAAATCCACCAATCAAAATGCAGGAACGCGCTTAGTCCGACTATGACGTCAGCGCAGCTCGCGGGTATAAATAGCTGGCGGTGTTTCACATAAATCACTCCATTTTTAATCGGTCTGCTAACGTTTAAGAACCTCTTAAGAATGAGCGCGGCTAAGAATTGGTGTTTCACGTTAAATAATTATCGAAATGAAGATGAAGTAAAGCTTGATACAATGTTCGACCATGGTCATTTCAACTACTTGTGTTGGGGTCGTGAAATAGGAGAAGAAGAGACCC